ATATTACTACAGAACGTAAGAATTTAGTAAAAGCATTCAAACCTAATACAAATAAAAAAGATTTATCATTTGTTAATCTTAAAAAGTATTTAAACAATGAAAATATTTTTATTGTATTCAATTTAGATGAAATCATTGATTCAATTGAAATTGAAGACAATGCTTATTTAATTGATTTAATGACTAAAAATGATCCAGAAATGCTTACTAATTTCTATATTAGAAACGTATTAATGGAAGAACGTTTCTCTGATGTAGGTTTTGAATCAAATCTATTTGAAACTCTTAAACCATATATCAAAGCAAATGATTCATTGCAGATGAAAGTTAAATCAAGATTAATTAAAATTTTTAAAACAAACACTACTAAATAAAACTTATTGGAGGAATTATTATGTTAAACACACAACTAGGAATTTCATTGGATGAATTTAAAAAGGTATCAAATAACATCGTAGAAGAATTAAGTGATGAAGTAATCAGTCAAGAAGAAGGAGCTAAAGAACTTTCAGACAGCTTTAAAGAAAGTCAAAAAGAATTATCTGATATTGAAGATAAAATCAAAAATGATGAAAAAGCTAAAGAAATTAAAAACGGTTTAAAAGTAGCTCATACTTTAGGACGTATTGAAGAATTATTATCTAATGAAGAACTAGGTCAAGATATCAAGGATACTCTATTAAAACAAAAAGCATTAGTAGAAGATACTCTTACATTAGATCGTTTAGGTAAACATAATGTCGGTAAGAAAACACTTAAAAAGAGTTTAGATATTCTTGAACGTGGTGTTTATATTAAATTATATTCAGATAAAAAATATTCTTACCCTAAAGTAGATGTAGAAAATACTTTAAAAGCATTCTTACCAGAAGAATACAAACAACATGCTACTTATTTAACTTACTTGATTTATGATTTTATTGCTAAAACTGATTTAACTAAATTTGCTGTATATGTAAGCGGTCTATTAAAGAACGTTAAATATATGGGTTATGATATTGATACTGAAGAACAAGAAACGTTTGTAAACGCCTTAACATCTATCTGTGATAAAAAGTTAGGCAAATAACCTTATAAAAATGGTAAATGGATTATTCTCTTTAGAATATCCATTTACCATAACATTCTATTAAAATTAGAGAGGAGAATAAATATGAAATATAAATTCCTAAGACGTGAAGATAGTCGAATTATCTTTGAAGGTGATTATATGGAGATTTACGTTCCAAAAGACTATTTTAAAAAAGGTATTGCTTCTTACAATGGTGATAAAATTAATACAATGGGTATCTTTTCATTTATTGTATATACTCAAGATGAGAAAGATAAAGGTAAAGAAGGTAGTATTCACTCATTAAAAGTTCCTATGAAGATTGAATTTGATTATGTTGATGTTAAGACTGCTAATAAGAAGAAGATTAAACCAGAATTAAAAGAAGATGATTATCATGTATTCTGCTTAGAAAAAGGTAATATCTTTATTTATAACACATCTTCAGAGCAAACAGCAGAAAATAGTAAAGACTTTATTTATCTTCTACATAATGGTAATTTACCGAGCATCATCCCTTATGAAGATATTATTAAACTTTATATTGAAAGTATTACACTTAACCAAGTTAATCTTAATAACCCTGCAATCATCTTTGAAATTATCATTGCTGAATTGTGTCGTGATAAGAAAGATTTAACACAACCTTTCCGTAAAGAGATTGGTAAGGATAAAGCAGGTATTACTCAATATGATTATGAGAACATTAATCTAAAGCGTTTACCTCCATTAAGCTCAACTTTCACTGCAATAACGTTTGAAGATATGAACCAATCACTTATATCTTCTATTAAGAAAAACCGTAACGGTGAAAAAGAAGTTGATTCGCCAATTGAGAAAACAATAAAATATTGATATGCTTTGGAAACATTTAATTAAGAAGTTTTCATTAACTAAAAAGAAAAGGAGAGATAAAGATGGCTCAGAGTTCATTTAATGATACAGGTTTAACTTATCTTCATCCTACTGTTACATCTGTTATTAATAGTGAAGAAATTTCCTATCAGAACGCTAGTGGTAATGTAAGATTATTTACAGCTATCGTATCAGAAAAAGGTGAAGATGGTAAAACTAATACAGTCACTTCTCCAGAGGAATTTATCTTTAAGTACGGTAATCCAAACTTGAAAAAATATGGTCAAGCTGGTTATAACGTTCTTAACTGGTTATCTGCAGGTGGAGAAGCTGATATTTTACGTGTACTTCCTGATAATGCAGGATTTGCTCATGCTTTCTTAAACATTCAAACAAAATCTAGTAAGAAAAAAGTTCAAGACGTTAATGGTAAATTAGTAGAAGTAAATGACGTATTTATGCGTCCTATTGTTACTTATGCTGAAGTAAATAACGTTTCTGACAAATTACTTGAATATGAATTACTTAAAGAACGTGATGAGTTAACAGTGGATGAGTACAAGAATAACTTCTTATTCGTTGTATATCCAACTGGTCGTGGTTCTTCTTACAATAACTTAGGTTTCAGAATTTCATTAAATACTTCTTTTGAAGATACTTATGATTCTCGTATTTATAACTTCGAAGTAATTCGATTTGATGAGTACAACACTGCAAACCTTATTGAAGGTCCATTCTATGTGTCATTCGATCCAGATACTCTATCTAGTTCAAATGAAAGTATGTTTATTGAGGACGTAATCAATAAATATTCTAAACACCTAAAATGTAAATTCAATGAAGAATCTTTCGATTATATTACTTCTTTAATCAATAAAGAGGTAGCACCAGGAAAGATTGATGTCTTAACTGGTAAATCTCGTTTAATCAATGATAAACCAGAAGCTTTCTTCTCTAAAATCACAAGTAACTATGAGGACATTCACTTCTCATTACACCGTTATGATCGTACTGGTAAACCACTTACAACTAATGGTGAGAATATTCAAAATATTCCTGCTTCTGATGATGAGATTGAAAACTCAATCGTTATCATTGATAATAAAGTACGTGATAAGCAATTTGAAACTGGTAAACAAACAGTAGATACAATGAAAACTTCATTGAAAGCTATCACAAATGATACATTCGTATCTATCTTAAACTCTATTATCAACAGCAAAACAGCTAACAGTGATAAAATTGACGATCCAGCATGTTCAGTTTATAAAAAGATTGAAAAGATCAATACTAACTGGACATTAGTTGAAGGTTCTTACACTAGTTTCTTAGCTGACAAAACTGATGCAAACTTCTTCAAGCTTAATAACTTGATTAATACTACTGAAAGTTTAGTTACTGATTTAGTAAAAGAATTGCATTTAGTTGCAGACTACTGTCGTACTGCTACTAGTGATTTATCTAGTAACCAATTAGTTGTAGCTGAACAGAACTTAAACGACATTACTCGTGAAGCAAATAAGAAAGAAATTATCGTTATTAGCGGTATTGCTCATAAAGGTAACATCAACAAATTATCTGAGCAAATTCTTGATTATAAACTTGGACGTATTGTTGGTTCTGAAATTGAGGGTATGAAATACTTGACTACTCTTATCGGTGATGAATATGATTATGTGTCTACTAATCTAGTAAACTCTGTTTACGGTACTACTATTCCAGAATCTATTCAAACATTAATTTCAGCTTCTGCTACATTATATAATGAAGTAGTTGATTTAATTCAAACATTAGCTGATGGCTATGTAAACGTTATTGATGAAGCTTCTACAAAAGCTACTATCTATAACAAATTAGAATTGATCATCGACAAGTTATATCAAGTTATTCTTGAAAGTATTGCTTACATCAACTTAAGCAAGAATGAAACAATCAAGAATAAAGTACTAAACAGTGCTGCTCCTTCTGTATTAAGCTTAAAGAATACTGAAAGCATTAATGTTACAGCTTCTTTAGCTACTCCTGAAGGAAAGATTGCTCTTATTAAAACTGCTAAGTTAAATATTGATTTAACTACTAATAAATTAGTAGCTCTTAACTCAATTATCTTTACTAATGCTTTACAGAACTTCAATAATCCTATTAAGTTCGCTAACGGTAGTGACGGAGATTTAGAAATCGATGTTAACAATTCTGTACGTGATAAAGCAATTAAAGATCTTTTAATTAAAGGATACAAAGGTTTAATCGATCCAGACATCACTAATAAACGTGTGTTACCATTCCAACACGTTTTAGATGCTAACTATCCTGTAGAAGTTAAGAATGCTATGATCCAATTAGCTCGTGACATTCGTCGTGATATATTCGCTTGGATGGATACTGGTTTCCATGCTACTCCTGAACAAGCAATTACTTGGAAGAAAACTCAGTTCTCTCCAGCTACAGAATTAGCAGGTCTATTCTCTCAAGACTTTGTTAACTATGATGAACATACAGGTAGAGATATTAAAGTAACAATCTCTTATTACTTAGCTAATAAGATTCCGTCTATTGCAAAACAATACGGTTTACAATATCCTATTGCTGGACCACGTCGTGGTATCATTGATGGTTACAAAGCTATTTCCTACATTCCTAATGAAAACCATAAGGAAGAAATGTACCGTAATAAAATCAACTATGTTGAGAGCGATACACGTCGTACTAAGATTGGTTCTCAGTTAACATGTAGTGAAAAGAATACTCCACTTGCTAATATCAATAACGTTCTAACTTTATTAGATATTAAACGTAATGTTGAGATCTTAGTAGAAGATTATCAATTCGAGTTTGAAGATATCGAAACAATCAATGCTCTAAGCTATGAAGTAAATAACTACTTAAGTAAGTATATTACTAACCGTAGCTGTGAAGAAATTTCTGCTACTGTAGAAGCTTCTGATTATGATAAACTTCAAAAGATTTTACGTGTTAAAATCAAAATTAAGTTCAACAACGTTATCGAACGTATCTTAATTAGTTTAGATGTAGTTAAGTAATAGATATAGTGTGGCTATTTTTAGTCACACTATATAATTTTATATAAATGAAAGGACGGTTGTAAAATGATTAAACCTAGTGCGGATATTCGTGTTTATGATAATACGATTGCTAAGAATAAATCATTCTTTACAGGTGGTTTAAACTTACAACAATTAAACTTTGACCCATTAGTTACAGGTTATGCTTTCATTATCTGGACTAAAATTCCAAAATGGTTAGAAACTGAATACCCTGGCTTTAAAGCAATGACTCAGAAGAACTTTAAAGGTTTTGATGGTTTAGGAGACTTTGAATTACAAACTCAAAGTTACCAATACGGTTTCAACAATAATGAATATAACGTAGCTACAGGTATGACTAAAAATAATACTGACTTTACGTTAAAACACCAAGAATATTCTGGTAGCCCTATCAAGAATATGTACCAATTATGGGGAACTGGTATTTCTGATCCAGAAACGGGTATTGCTACTTACGCTCGTCAATACGGCTTAGAATATGCCGCTAAAAACCATACTGGTGAACTTTTATATATTGTAATGCGTCCTGACGTTAACAACGTGGATAAAAAGAATATTGAGTTTGCCGCTTATTACACAAACGTTTTACCAACTAAAGTTCCATTAGGACACCTTAACTATTCTCAAGGTGACAGAAACTTAGTAGAACTTGATATTACGTTTAAAGGTAATCTTCACCTTTCTCCACGTATTGATAGCTTTGCACAAAAGATGCTTAGAAACACATACTCATTCGTTACTGAAGGTATGTTTGATCCTGAGAATTCTGATGTTGCAGGTAATGCTTTACAAGACTTTGAATTAACTGGTGGTATCACTGGTTCTGGTCTAGGTGACATTTAATATAAAAAACCATAATCTCTTTAATTAGAGATTATGGTTCTTAAAGTATTTAGAAGCTCATTTCACCATCTGAACTATCTTCTCCTTCAGCATTAGGAGTCAATTGTTTCTGAATAGCTTCACGATTTTCATTTTTAGTAACAGTGTCATATATAGCATCGTATTTATCCCAATTCATATGTGGTAATAAATCCCTTGTTACCTGACGTTTAAATTCATTCTTTTTAGCCTCATCATCACTATCTGAATAGTAGTTACTTACTACATAATCAACTGTAGTAGAAGCATTACTGATTTGATCGTTTAATGTAGAAATGTTAAGATATACAGGTGCTTGTAATACTACTTTAATTTTATCAGTATCTACACTAATTGTTTTAGCTTCTTTCTTATCATTAGAAGTAGTTGTACTATCTACTGTTTCATCAGGATATTCATTCTCATATAAAGCTTTGAATAAACTTGTATAGAAATCACTTACTTCTTTCTGATGACTTATTACTGAACGCACAAATGTATTATTTTGCATTGCTAATGATCTAGCAAAGTCTACATCCGCAGAAACATCAATATAGTTGAAAGGAGTATTTGTACCACTAACAATAGACTTTAATAAGTTTTGCATAAAGTCATTATCAACTTCTACATCCATCCCTGGCACTGTATCAATGTCTAATGGTTTTTCACCATTAATCATTGGAATAAAGTAATCCTCAAAATTACCCATCTTTTGAAGTACAGTAGAAAGATTACCTAAACTATCAGCAGTAATTTCTTTAGATTTAATATCTTTAACAACCTGTTGGATTGCTCCTTCGATATCTGCATCTAAACCAGTTTCTACATATACCGCACGTTTATCTCTTCCTCGTGAGATTTTTTGCATAATAGTAGTAATTAATACTGCAAGGTAAATCTTTGCAAAGAATAAGGATTTTGAAAGCTTAGATACACCATAAGTATCAGCACTATCAATCTTTAAGTGATGAACTGTATTTGGTTCAAGGTAAG